GTTTCGGGGGATATAGACCTCGCCGATAACCCCGGTGCCCTGAATACCATTGGGAAGTTTCTGGTCTTGCATGACCGCAGCCACGCCTGGATCGACGTTGAAGTCAAAACAAAACATGAGGGGTTGCTTGGGATCGTAAGACAGCGAGGCGCAATGCTTCTCAAAGGTAAAGGGGTAATATACTCTGCCCTGAAAATTAACAAAGCTGGCAAGATATTCTTGCGCAAAAGTGAGATCATCAAGTTCTCTTTTTGCGTCTTCAATCTCTTCTTCCAAGACGTTACCGCCTTCAAAGGTTGTAAATTGCCATGACTTTATGTCAGGCAACCCTTCTTTCCCACGCATGTAAAGATCATAAAACCAGTTGCGGCCTTTGGGTGTGCCGATGAATAAGGCTTCACCAAGAGTATCAGACAGAGAGGGACGCAATACTTCGCTCCATATATCTTTTTTTATTATCTCTGCTTCATCCATGATGATTAAATTAATACCAGTTCCACGTAATGAATCCGGGTCGTTTGCGCCAAGGAGTAAAATATTCGATCCAGATTGCGGAAAATAACAGGATAATTCTGTCTCATTGAATTTTTTTTTCCATTGCAGAAAATTAACTGCGCTCTTCAACATCTTCCATCATATTCTCTTCGCCTGCTTATAGGTCGGCGCGACATACCAAATCGATTGCTCTGTCGCTGCTGCACATCGCAACATTTCATAAACTGATAAAAAGGTTTTTCCAAATCGGCGACCAGTAGGAAGCACGCGAAACCGATGATTGTCTGCTGCAACTATCCGCTGTTTCTCTCGGAGATTGTTGGGATTGATCATACCGCAATATCCCGGTAATTGATGAGCGGTAACGGCTCCTTATTTTCGCCTTCGACTTTGCTGTCGCTCTGGTCAAGGTAATTCTTCCCCAGCCAGATCAGCATGGTGACGTTGCCTTCTTCGGCGGCTTTCCATTGCAACACCCGCAACCTGTAGCGACTGCGCACATCCTGTTTTTGCTTGACGTAATCGCCAAAGGTTTGGCCGAATTTCTTTTTGCATTGCCGGTCGAGCGTATCATAGGAGACATCGAAGAAGACCTCCTTGACATACGCGGCGATCTCTTGGGCAGGCGCAAAAAACCGGCACAAGCCATCTATCTTGTCCCAGTCAATTTTCTTCGGCTTCGGGCCTGTTTTTTTCTTCTTCGGCTTTACTTCGGGATCGGCCAAATTCTTTTTTGTCTTGTCTTTCCGCATGTTTTCAGCTTTTCTTACCGCCTTTTTTGCTGCCTTTCTTAGTCCCCTTCTTTCCGCCGCCATGACAGGGCATTTTCTTCACCTCCTGCTTTTTTGGTGAGGCGCGCCCCCCGGAGCAGACGGAAAAAGGAAGGAAAAACCGCCTTTACCTGGTAGGCGCGCTCTTATTTTTTTTGGCGTATCAGAGAAAAGGAAAAAAAACAAGGTTTTTCTACCAGCCATCAATCGCCATCATAGCATGGACACCTTTCGGCACACTCAAAGGATTTTAAGTTTCCATTCCGCAGGATTTTCTTAAATATCCGAGGCTCCGCACCCTCATAGGTGCTTAACATCCCCTGTCTGCAATATCCGGTTGCATCACGGTATTTCAGGACGCCATTTTCCACCGGTATCTTGGCCCGCAGATGAAAACAGTCTTTACAGCTTTTCGCCATTGTTAATGTTCCTCCGTTTTCTTAATTTCTATCGATATTGATGCGACACTTTAAACATTCTTGATGTTATTGCATTTTCCACCTGCTCGATAAATTCCCCGCTCGTTATTTCCTCCCAGGTGTAACGCAGGACACACCAACCGGCAAGGGCGGCGGTATTGTATTTTTCCTTATCCCGCAGGAAGCCGGACGCCCTCGTGTGTCTGCCATATGTCCAGACAGCACCCTCGACTTCCACAGCTACCAGGACCTGAGGAAAGGCGGCATCAAACCGCCATCGGCGGGGTTTGGCGAAGGCATACTCCAGGAATCCTTTAGCGCCCGTTTCCTTCTCCAGACCCATGATAGCGGCTTGGAACATGACGATCCTCGAATCCCTTTTTGCCATTATTATTCCTCACGTTTCTGTTATTTGATGATGTGGTGTTGTTGTTATATCAACTATTTCCGGTGTCACATTCCACCCATTGGCCGCATTATTAATTTCATGCAAGCCTGGCAAATATTCAGGATGCCCACCTTTTCGCATTGCTAAAATGTTATAGAGCCTTTCAAATTCTTTTTGCTTCCATTTCAAATCCACATCCATCCAATCGCCCGTGCTCTCCCAACCTCCCATAAACTTTATCACGCTGTGGATAACAGGGTCATCAAACCGAATAGATACATAATTCCCATGACATCTAATTGCGGACACGGTTTCGATCCAAGCATTTAATGACCGGCTTTCTTTACCGCATTGCATGATTTCTATCAATTCAACAGGCTTCGGAAAAAACTTAGTCGAAAAGATCAGCTCCCGGAAAGCCATTTCGCAAGCTTCATCTGAAAACGGCTCAAGGGCTTTCCAATAAAGGCTTAGGAGCATGTCGCTTATTTTTCTATCATGCAATTCACCCAGTGCCGCCATATATTCTCGAAATTTAACTTCGTTTGTCATTTTCCCGGCCTCCAATTTTTTATTACCTGAATATTATTCATGGTAATATCGCTGACTTTCCCCGCCAATGGATGGGGTTTTTCATTTAGGTAGGACTCAAACTTGGAGCTGAAAAGTGTTTCCGGCCTAAGATAATCAGCCATCTTTGGGTCATCCCCCCATTTATCGACTTTAATATCAATGACTCGTTTAAAATCATCAAGTACAAACCCCTCTTTCCATCGAGCATCAATGAGGCTTTTTGTTTTTTTTGTGCTTGCCCTGAATGTTTTTGCTGTTTTTTCATTCAGATAATTAATAATTTCCGTATATGGGATGGACGCCTTTGATTTTGAATCAGGTATGGGCACGGGAATTTCCGGTGCTTGCACCGATTGGGTTGTCCAGTCTCCAGAAGATTTCCATTGGGGGGGATAGGGGGGTTCCTGTTCCTGTTCCTGTTCCTGTTCCTGTTCCTGTTCCTGTTCCTGTTCCTGTTCCTGTATAGGCATAGCCTTCGGGAAGGCTTCCATAAAGGCTTTCCTGAAGCCTTCCCCAAAGCCTTCCACTAAGGAAGTAACATTGTGAAACCATTGTGCTTTTAATGGTGAAGTAGGTATCTCTACAAAGATGTTTTTCCACGATTTTATAACGTTACCACTTTGAGGTGGATTGTATTTTAAGAAATTTGGAATGAGGATTACGAAAGCCTTTTCATCATACTCCAGAAAGCCTTCCCGTAAGGCTTCCTGAAAGGCTTTCTCATATCTTTTGATTGGCCATCTTTTTTCCTCTGCCAACATCCCGACAGATGCCTTGAAAAGACCTAAAGGGGTTGAAAATGGAGTTGTCAAGACGTGGAAAAATACAAGCTGACAATCATCTGAGGCAAACGGAAATTTATCGTCATTCCAGATGAGACAATGGATATTGCGGTATCGGCTCATTTTAAAACCTCCTTACCAAGGTTTGATCCTGCACCCGCCGGTGGGTAAGGTCTCCTGCCTGAGAGGTAGGGAAGCAGAAGCACCGGCGGGCCAAGATTGCGGCTCCGGGCCAGGGAGCAATTAAAGAGTATCATTTGGGGTTACAAAGTCAAATCGTCAATTAATGCCACAATGTAACCAGACTTATCCGGCAGCTTGCCTGCTAATTCATGAATCGCCTCATAATTAGCCCTCCAAAAGGCCCTCTGCATACCGCAAAAAGGACGGCTCTTTCTCTCTAACAATCCCCTCTTGAAAAGGCTATCAAGTTTCGCTTCCACTTTTTCATTTGGCGGGAAAAAAGGAAGCAATTCATTGTATATTTCTTCGTAATAACGCCATCTTCCCAGCGATAGATAAAGGAATTGAAGGACTAACGCCTCGCCAAATGTACATTTCCTAACGGTAATCTCCGGGCCCGTCCCATGACGCCGGCATGTGTCGGTTGGGGTGAATGATCCGTGCCCACTTTTCGGGTTCATCGTCAATTAAAGCATCACCGTTTCT